GTGTGCAAAGGTGGCCTAACTCTACCACCGCGATAACTTTGGAGGCATCCCAAGTCGTAACGCTCTCCCCTTCGGGATTGGTCGTTGTGGTTTCAATCTTGGCCTTTGCCGTAGCCCATTGGCTGGGCGTGAATTCGTATTTTCTAAAGGTTGCCATCTTAAAGGGTGGTTAAGGTAATTGCATCGGTGGAAGATAGAGCCGTTTTAAAATGCAAAATTTGTTTTACATCAAATCCGATATAAGGAGTACCCGATTCGCTTCCAACATATATTGCACTCAAACTAATAGGAACAGAACCACTCGTGTCCGTACCTATTAAAACTCCATTTTGATAAAGTTTAAATTCATTGGCCTTATAGGTTACGGCTATTTTTCGGTTTTGCCCAAGTGTATATGTACTACCAGCAATTACTGCTTGAGTCGTTCCCCCGCTTGTTACAACACATAAGGGTGCCGTAGTACCTCCGATTTCAATTTGAACACGGTTTGCATTTGTTGTGTCCGATAATTGAAACGGGACACAAGTTTGTGGTAGATTTTGAGAACCTTCAAAAAACAAAGTCCCCTCCGTCTGCCCAATCAAAGAAGAAATGCCCGTCTTTGAAGCGGCATCTTGCACACGGGTCACCGCAGTTGATAGGGTGGGGATGTACGAGGTGGCGTAGGCTCCAAGTTCAAGTTGGGAACCCCACAACAGCACTCCATCCGTTCCGTTTTGGGTAAAAGATACGCTACCGCTTGCATCCGAAATACCAACATACGAATAGCCCGTAGTGCTTGTAGATGTAGTCGTTAACGAGCAGCGGTACCAGCCGTTTCCATAATCTACCATTGTAGCCGTTCCTTCAATAGGCGTTGAAAAAGTGCCGTTTGAAAGATTAAACCAAACTGAATTGGTGACGTTGTCAACGTCTGGAAAGTAAATGAAACTTTTTCCCGATGCTTTAGCAAATACACTTGAGGTGTAGGTGCTTCCGCTTGTAATGGTAACTGCATCAAAAATACGCCTACCCGTTCCAGTCGTTGAGTAGAACAAATCGGCATCCGTGTAACCCGAAGGGCTTACGCCTTGATTCGCTACAACAGTTCCGTTACTTGCCCAAGTCGCATTGTTGTACAATTCCGAGAATGGCACCAAATTTGTGCGCTGGGGTTCCAAGAGAGCCGAAGGACAAGAAGCCCCCCCCGAATAGTCAAGGCGAGGCAATCCACTCACGGGGCCTACGCTTACCGCTGAAGATGTGGTCGCGATGTAGTCCGTTGCAATGTCTCCCGTTTCCGCTTGGGCCGATTGGATTAGGATGTTGCCCGCAACATTTGCCGTTCCATTACTAACGTAAACACGGAAATTATTTGTTGCAGTTGCTGAAACAGTAATACTACAACGATACCATCCCGAACCGATTGATTCAATTTTAGAATCTAAAGGAGTGCCTACAAAAGTTCCACCTAAAGCACCAGTAGATAAATTAAAATATCGGCCTTGCGAGACGTGGGCGGAATATAGTGTTACACCTATTTGGCTTCCAGCCTTTGCATAAACTGAAAATGTAGTAAGGCCAGCAATAGTTGTATTTTGATAAATAAAACCACCAGCAGAAGTGGATGTTAATAGCCAAGCGTTGTTCGTTCCATCATATCCCGCTTGTCCGCTTGTTTCGGTGCTATTGTCATTAATCCAAGCAGCGTTGCTGAAGGTGTTTGACTGCAAAATAAGGTTTTCACGAACTTTCTCCACCAAACCCGAACTATTGACACGGGTCGCGCTTGAGGCTCGGCTGAATGTCAAATCTCCCGAACCATCTATCGGTTTAACACTATATACTTTTTGGTCTTTATAGCCGCTCGGAATCATTACGAGTGAGGCGTCATCAAAATAACTCATCAGTTCAAATTAAATAATTGTTCAACAAGGCAGTCTCGGCCTTCAAGCGTAGCCCCATCATCAGTCATCCGTTGGATATAGGTGTCAAATAGTTCGTAATAGTTATCCTCTCCCAAATCTTGCAGAGCAGCCACCAAACAAGCGTAACCCTCTAATACGCCTCCATCAGCCTCAACACGCTCTTGAAACGCAATAGCAATGTCATTGATAGGTGCGAAGCAAGTGGGTGCGCTATCATTCTGAATAGACAAGGTAGTGCGGTCAGTATCGCCCCACCAAGTCTCACAATAGACAGTTCCCCAAGAGATAAGATTACTCATTTTTTGCTTCTTCCTTTAGAAATAACTTTAGTTTACGGATATTTTGCATCTTCGGTTTGTAAGTCCTCTTAAAGCACCCATCCGCTTCTTTGGACGTCCTTATCGGGGTAGATGTCTTCATTCGTGTTTGAGTTGTATTCGGGGAAATCGTTTTGATGGAAACTCATATAGTCCACAAAGCGTTGTACATAGTATTCCGCTATTTTGCGTTCCTTCTCAACAAGGTAATCTACTTCGCCTTTTTCTACACCCGTAGAGTTCTCGGAGTTATGTTTGTAGACGCCTCCGTTGCCGATTGTATAGGCAGCGAAAGGCAAGTACTCCATCATAGCGAAGTGAATCAACATTGGCTGAACATAGGTGTTGACCAACGTGAGGTAACTGCCCGTGAGGGTCCCTGCAATAATATCTGCACTAATCTTGTTGTACAAATCCGTACCAAGATAGTTTTGGACGTGTATCTCTTGGGCTACCTTAATCCATTGAATGAACTTGTCGGTATCCACATTGCCCCCAAGAGCCGTAGACCGAACCAAGTCCTCGCGTTTAATAAATAGAGCCGTTGCCATCTTTTCTTATTTAGGTATTCCGTGTTTCTTGGCGTATTCGGGAGTAAAGCCGCTATAATCCATATCCGTAGGGCGTTTTGCTACTTTCGTTGGATTGGTTTCTAATTCGGCTCCCGCTCGTTTGGCCTTGTTTACGCCTACTTCCGCATTGGGAGATTTAGCATCTACATCAACTGCTCCCGCCTTCGCCATAAATACTTTACGCATCCAAAAGTGATGACAACGTGCGCCTCCCTTGTATAACCAAATATCGTAGCGTTTGGAACCACCCTTGCCGAATCCCGCATTTACTACCTTCTCTCCCATTGCTTGAATGTCCTCCTTGCGGTAGACCTTCTTTGCAGCAATCATTTTCTTGCAGAACTCTCTTGAATTGCTTCCCACTTTTTCGGGGGCGTAGCCATAGCGCACCTTATAGGGACGGCCATCGGGCGTTACGCCATCTTGTTTGCTCTTGGCGTTGGGGAAGGCCGTACCCGTAGAGGCGAACTTGGTCATACGCTCCATAGCATCTTCTGCTTCGTAATCTACGGGGGCTTCCTCTACCAATTCCCATTCATCTTCGTTGATGACTTCACCGACCTCGTCCAAAAGGTTGAACATATTGTCAAGGTGGTCATCGTTGGGTTCTTGGCTTGAGAGTTTGATTCCCGTTTCTTCTTCTTGTGTTTCTTCGTCTACCACTACATTCTCTTGGAACTCCAAAGGTTGAAGGGTCTTGAAGTATAGGTTTAGGGAGATGTCGTTGAAAGCAAGAATCCTATCACAAGCATCCAAAATCAATTCTTGGAAGGGACGAATGATGGTATTGTCAAAAAGTGTAGAGGCCGTTTGTAATTCTTCGGCATTGTTTCCCAATCCGCTTTGGTCCTTGATGCCCAATAGCATCGGAGAGGTTACGCGGTGAGCGACCATCAACTTACGCATTGACTCGTCAGCGAGGAATTGGTATTGGTCGGAAGCATCGGAAAGTTGTACGGGCGTAATGTCCGCAGCCATCTCCTTGTTGTCGTTGAAGGCAAGGATGAACTTACCCGCGTTGCTTGTTCCGCTAAACTTCTCCCCAATGCGGCTCTCAATCATATAACGCTCCTCCTCTGTTGGGACTCCGTTGTTGAAGTTGATGAGCATTGAAGGGCTCATTCCGTTCTTGATGTTGTTGATGTGGTAGTTGGCTACTTCTTCTTCCAACTCCGCATAGGGCAATCCGCCTTGATAATCTACGGGTGAGTAGTAGTAGAATCCTGCACGATAGGGACGAACATAAAGAATCTCAATGCCTTCGTTGGAAAAACCAAAAGCGGGAATACGCATCGGCGTTTCTTTCTTGTCCTTAACGGCACTCCAATCTTTGGCGTAGTAGTAGGCCTCAATATCACCCTCATCGTTGCACTTCTCGGCCCGAAGGCTCTCAACGGGCATATGGTAAACCTCCGTGATTTGTTGGTGGTCTTTGGAGTAGATGATTTGGAAGGCACATTGACCCATCATCTTCAAGTCAGCCGATACCTTACGCATACAATCCTTGCTGAACAAGGACTTCATTTGAGCGTATTGGTCGGGCTTTCGCACCGAGTCCGAAGCATCCAATCCTTTTCCGTAGATAAGTTCGCTGATGCCGTTAATAATGGCGTTGTTTGTTGCACTTCCGTTGTAGCGGTCAATGAGATATTGGAAGTAGTCGTTGCTTTCGCCGTAGGCAACCCAATCCTTGTCCCGATATTCTTTTACTTCGGGGGTCGTGTAGGTGGAAAGGTTTACAAATCGGATGTTGCTCATAATACGATAAATTCGTTGTTATAGGATTGCTCCTCCGTGTAGACATTTTGGTTCACCGTGAACTTGTCATATTCGGTTTGTGAAGTTACAAAAACTCTATCACGATAAATCAGATTAGAGCCCTTAAAAACTTTCATACTATAGAATGTGCCGCTTACGAGAGAAAACTCCGCAGAGAGGCTCATAAAGCCGTTAGATTCGGTGATGGATGGGTTGATGGTAGCGGTGGTGTTTGTATTCTCGTTTGTGAGGTACAAATTAACCCCATCAAGGTCGTTCAACGCTTGGCGTACACACGCTTCGGCTTCCAGCGTTCCACCATCAAGCAACACTCGTTCAAAGTACAAATCCAAATCCTCCGATGAGAACACATAATCTCTCGGAATGATGGTAATGGTTTGTGATGTTCCTACGGGTTGTAAAATGTGCATCGTACCTAAATAACCTCAAAGTGAAAGTTTATTCCAAAAAGAAAGCCACCCGAAGGTGGCCTCTTGTTTATTTACTTTTCTTTAATCCTTATTTCAAAGGCTTAATTTGTGAAAGTGCATCGGGGATGTTTTCAGTAGCATCTTTGATTTCTTGCCAAACAAGATTCTCTTTGAAATTTGGAATATCAATAGCATTGATTCCAAGTTCTTTTGCTTGAGCCAAAACTTGATTGTACGCCTTCTCAAATGATTTTGCAGCATTTTGAATTTTTGCCAAATCGTTACGGACATCAGAAGCCTTGCTTACTGCTTGGTTTGCTTGGTCTTTAAATTTGTTGTAATTGTCAAGCAATTTGTAGGCGTTGGTTTCTGCCTTTGGGCCTAAACTTTTAATGAGTTTAGCAGCAGCCTCCATATCTCCAATGGCTGAAAATTCAACCTTAATAACATTTGACAACTCTACCTTCTTCGCTTCTTCTTTAGCGGAGAACTTGTGGAGTTTATTGTATACGGATTGTTCGGGTTTCATTATTATATTTTCATATCAAGTGAACTTTGCCAAGCACCAAGAGCATCATCTAAAAACTTCAATACGGGCGTTTCAGAATCAGATATTCCGAGATTCTTGTTTGCGGAGCGTATATCACGCTTTAGGGCTTCGGCATATTTTTGGTACTGCTTTCCGTCTTGAACATAACCGTCAATGCGTCGCATATCGGCTTTCAAAGACTGCTTTGTTCCACCAAGTTCTTCAGCAATTTCTAATAATTGATTTGCAGCATCTACCGCTTCTTGAACCATTCCAAGTTCAACTTTGATAGGCTCTTGTGTCTTGCTAAACTTATGCAGTTTGTTATATACGGATTGTTCTTTGTTCATTTTGGTAAAAGGTTAGAAGGGGGCATAAGCCCCCTCCCGTTCAACACACCTTAAGGATTGATTTGCGTTGCACTTACGGCAACACCAGCAGCAGTCAAAGCAGCAGATGGCGTAGCAGCCGATGCAATGAAATTAGCGGGAACCTTCTCCTTGCCCGACAAAGTTAAGGTATATCCGCTCATATCACCCATTGCAGCACCCGTTACGATGGTTCCCGCAGTTACCTCTGCACCGTTGACCAAGCCCATAACGAACAAGTTTCCGTTT